GATCATCAATGGCCGGAGATAAGCAGTTAGGCAATATCGTCTATCAAGTGGAAATGGATGTTGCTCAACTCATTGCAGCGCAGCAAAAGGTTAACCAGCGGCTTGACCAGATGGACGGTAGTTTTAATAAGTCATCTCAATCTGCTGGTCGTTTCGAGGGGGCATTAAACAAGGTTGGTCTTGCTATTGCTGGCGCGTTCACGATTGAAACAGCCAGACGACTAATCGAAATTGGCGACCAGATGAATACCCTGCAAGCCAGGGTTGCGCGCCTTAGTCCAAGCGTTGATGCAGCCAAAGAGTCAATGAAGGCACTGTCCGCAATTGCTTCTCAAACCGGGAATAGCCTCTCAGATACTGAGCGACTTTGGGAGACTCTCACTTCAGCTCTGAAAGAGACGGGCGCAACAAATTCTCAGATTCTTTCCCTGACTGACACGCTCCAAAAGATAGGCACCATCGGCGGGTCGTCTTCTGAGGAAATGGCTAACGCTTTGCGACAGTTTGGACAGTCAATTTCCAGCGGTATAGTTCAGGCATCCGAATTTAACTCTGTTATAGAGCAAATGCCCGAACTGGCTCGCACAATGGCTGCCGGTTTAGGAATTTCTACTGGTCAGCTAAGAAAGCGAATGCTTGAAGGAAAACTAACTGCTCAGGACGCTTTAAACGCCATCCAGAAACAGTCGGAAAGTGTTAATGCTGAATTCGACAAAATGCCAGTTAGCATCGACAGAGCTAAAAACAGTCTCGATGTTGCCTTTAAGAACGCAATAAGTGATCTCAACCAGGCCATTGGGCTTACGTCGACACTTGCTGGATTGATGCAAAATGTCGCCGACAACCTTAATTACTACAATAACAATGCAGGCGACGCTGGCAGGATGCCAAAGCTCATTGAATTGCAGAAAAAATATAACGATGAGCTTAAAGAAGGCAGGAAATGGTATGACTTTTCGGATAAAGATTGGGAGATAAGGCGCGGTCAGGCAGCGTTCGAACTTAAGCGCGTAGAGCAGGAAATAGCCAGCATTAGAGCTAAAGCTGCAAACGAAGCCAAAAATAACCAAGGTTTTAAAAGTGCATCTACCAACGGTGATGATGCTGCTACAGCCAAACTTGTCAAAAACTCTGAACGCAGATTAGCACTAGCCAAACTTGAAGGTGAGGCTCGCGCACGGTTGCAGGCTCAATATGATGCGGCAGATGCTGGGATTACTGATCAGAAACGCGTGAAGGCACTACAGGACGAGTATGCCGAGACATACCGGGTAACTGAAGCAAGAAAGGAAAGCAACAAAGAGGGCAAGCAGTCAGCCAGCCAGGCGGAGTCCATAGCGCAGAAGCTTGAGGAGCTAAAGCAGCAGTCTCAACTTGCTGCCGACTCAACTGGTGAATTGAGCAGAGAGCAGGCAATGTTAAATGCTGAGCTTTCACTTGGGAAGGGCGCTACCCAGGCTCAAATTCAACAGGCAAGGCAGTATGCTGCGACAAAATGGGATACGGCCAATGCTATCAAGGCACAGGCTGCCGCTGAGAAGCTACTCCCGGAAGCGCGAGAGAATGCCAGCTATAAGCAAGACGTCCAGGATTTGAATACAGCTCTTGCGGCAAAAAAAATTACCCAAGAGCAATACAACCAGACTATAGAGCGACTGGAAGCCAACCATCAGGCTACATTGGCAAAAATCAGATCTCAGGCAGTGGTTTCTCCTCAGCAAGAGGCTGTGGCTCAGGTAAACCCTGTGCAGCAATTGGCGAATGAAAACGCTCAAAAGCTGGCGCTTATCAAACAATTTGAGCAACAAAGTCTCTTGTCTCATCAGCAAGCGATGGAATTACGAAATGCCACAGACATGCAGTATGAGCAGCAAAGGATTAATGCTCAGTGGGAAATCTACCGTAATCAGAGCGAAATCAACCAGCTCGCCGCTTCTGCCATCGACTCGCTTCAGGGCGGAGCAACCAATGCGATAACCGGGCTTGTTAACGGCACCCAAAACCTTCAGGAAGCCTTCGCCAATATAGGCACGACCATCCTCGGAAGTGTGGTCGGCGGCCTGGTTGAGATGGGCATTCAATGGGTAAAAAGCCAAATCATGGGCCAGGCTGCGGCGGCGGCATCGCTTGCTTCAACGATGGCACAAGCAACGGCAGCTGCATCAGCATGGGCTCCGGCGGCCATTAGCGCATCTATTGCCACCTATGGCTCAGCGGCGGCTGTCGGGCAGACGGCATATGCTGGCTCTCTGCTTGCAGCAAAAGGAATGGCTGTTGCTGGCGCGCGTGAGCATGGTGGGCCTGTATCGGCCAATTCCATGTACCGGGTAGGCGAGGGCGGTAAGCCCGAGATTTACCAGGCTAATAACGGCAGCCAGTACATGATACCGGGTGACAATGGTCGGGTGATTAGCAATCGGGATATGAAAGAAGGAGGCGGTGGTAATTCATTCAATCCTGTTATGAATTTGACAATAAATACTACAGGCGGAATTGATAATGAGGATATTGCAAGACTGAGGAAGGCGTGGAATGCCGACATGCTGAGAATGATGGTGGATCAAAGCACCAGACCTGGAGGCCTATTGCAGGGGAGAAAAAAATAAGCGGCTGTAAAGCCGCCAGATAATTCACTCCGAAGCACATCCTGTTTTGATTATCTCTTCAACGATATCGTTTACAGTATCTGCTGCTTTTCGAAGTTCGTCCTTGGAAGTCGAATCGCTTTCAATTCCATCAAAATCAATTGAACGGGTTTCTGCCATCCTAATAAGAGCTTGTTTTTGATCTTCATTCAGTATTGCGATTACGTAACTGAGTACTGTTTTGACAGCCAGTCCGTTTAATAACTCATCAGAAGGTGCAGCCATGTTTCAAACCTCTTGTGTAAGGACCAAACAAAAGTGATTGTAACATGAGCAAACTTGCAAAAAGAAATCTAATAGAGGCAACATTATGCCGCAGACATTCACTTGGTCACCACAAAAGGCGTTCACCATTGAACGCACACCTAATGTAGCGGTGGTCAAGCTTGGCGACGGTTATGAGCAGCGCCAGGTTAAAGGTATAAACCCGCTCATGGATAAGTACTCGCTTGTCTTCAGGGGTGCAGACGACAACTGTCGGGCTAATCCGGTAAAAGCTATCGACGCGTTCCTTAAAGCAAGAATGGCCGTCGAGTCTTTCTACTGGACGCCGTCAGATACCGGGATACAGAAGTTATTCGTCTGTCGATCATGGAGCACGGTCAAAACGGGCGGATATTACGAGCTGACAGCCACTTTCGAACAAGTACCACGATAAGCCACCTTAGGGTGGCTTTTTTAATGGGAGTTTTCCGTGCGCGATATACCTGCGGAACTGATTATCGAAAGCGTTGACGCGGGCGTTGGCGCATTCATTGACCTCTTCGAGGCAAACCTTCAGCCCTATGGCGGTGATGTAATCCGCTTTCACTCCGGGACTAATGGCTATTACGGGGATGTCGTATGGAAGGGGGCCACCTACCCGGCATATCCCATAGCCATAGAGGGATTCGAAATCAAAAACGAGGGGACCTATTCGCGTCCCACTATGACGGTTGCAAATATCACCGGCCTGATAACCGGCATTAACCATGACTTCGACGACATGCTCGGGGTGGTGATTACTCGCCGCCAGGTGCCGGTTAAGCATCTCGATGCCGTCAATTTCCCAAATGGTAACCCCGATGCAGATCCATCGATGGAGGCGGTTTCTCGTTACGTCGTTGAAGAGATGACAGAGGAAACCGCCGAGCAGGTCACCTATACCCTGGCAACGCCAATTGACTGCGATAACGCCATCATCCCAGCCAGAACCATTCTTGCTGATGTATGCCAGTGGCAGTATCGCGGGGCCGGATGTGGATACGATGGCCCGCCAGTTGCAGACGAAAGGGATAACCCGACATCTGACCCTGCCAAAGATAAATGCTCACACAGGAGGACAGGATGCAGGTTTCGATTCCCGCGCCCGGAGCCAATGCCAATAAGCAGCTTCCCGGGTTCACAGAAGGTGAGCTGATTCAGCAGTGCCTCGATTATGCCGCGACATCAGGTGACGAGGTGTGCGGGCTAATCATTGATGACTCAGTGTTCTTCCCATGCAGTAACTCACACCCTGAGCCAGCTCGACACTTCCGTATAAGCGACGATGACTGGCTTGCAGCAGAAGAGTTAGGTGACATCACGGCGGTATTCCATTCACACCCTGAAAGCATCTCCATCCTCTCTGGTGCAGATCGTCATGCGCAGGTGCTGACTGACCTGCCATGGTGGCTGGCATCTAATGGCCGGTTGCTCAAGTTCAGGGCAGTACCGCATTTGCTTGGCCGCCGGTTCGAGCATGGGGTGATGGATTGCTACACCCTTTTTCGTGATGCGTACCATCTCTGCGGTATAGACCTGCCTGATTTTGAGAGGACGCAGGGGTGGTGGCTGCGGGAAGAGAACCTGTATCTCAAAAATATGGAGGCCAATGATTTCCATCGGGTGGAACTGTCGGAAGCTGAGCCCGGCGACGTAATCATTCGCCAGCCTTTCCCTGGTGCTGACCCATGCCACGCCATGATCCTCCTGCACGAAAATATGGTTCTCCATCATGACTGTGCTGGTCACCTCAGCCGCCGGGAGCCTTACAGGCCAGCGTTCATTAAGCAAACTCATTCCATCTGGAGACACGAAAGGTGCTCATCTTTAAATTTGCAGGGCATTTACGAAGACATTTTCGCCAGGTCGAGATGAATGTGGAGACCCCTGCTCAGGGGTTGCGTCTTCTGTTGGCACAGAGCCCCGAATTCAAAAAGGACTTCCTGAAAACCCGCATACGCATCCGTATGGCTGGCGAGGATGTGACAGAAGAATCCATCCGCCTGCACATGGACAGGAAGCTTCCTGATGGCTCAACCGTGCTTTTCGTTCCTGTAGTTGAAGGCGCTATCACAGGCACTGTAGCCCTGGTGGCAACGCTGGTTATAGCCGCGGCTTCTGTTGCTTATTCCATCTACATGGCCCGCAACATGAAAACAAAGAACGCGGCAGAAGCGGCAGAAAATAACACCATCACGAACAACTCTTTTACCAGCGCTGAAAACCGCGTTGGTCAGGGCCGGCCGGTGCCTCTTCTTCTTGGAGAGATGGTGGTTGGCTCAAACGTAATATCCCTCGGTATCGACACTTCGAACAACCAGGACTGGACAGAATCAATTAGCTAAGGTGGCTTTATGTCTTCAGGCGGCGGCAAGGCCAGCACCCCCAAACTTCTCGACGATAACCTCAAATCAAAACAGTTTTACCGTGTGCTGGACCTCATTAGTGAGGGCCCAATTTACGGTCCGGTAGACCAGTCACACCTTTCCTCTTTCATGCTGAACAAAACGCCTATTACAGATGCCAACGGTAATGTAAGCATCAACGGGGTGAGTGCTGCATGGCGTCCTGGTTCAGAGACACAGGCGCCAATAAATGGTTTTTCTGCCATAGAGGCTACCACTATCGTCAATACAGAGGTTAAGTATGCAACACCTCTGGTGCGAACTATCACAGACCAGGATGTGACGCGTGTGCGCTTCAACGTTGGCGTTACCGGCCTTGTTCAGCAGGACACAAAGGGAAACCAGAAAAACACGTCAGTAACGCTCGTTCTTGAAACTCGGACTGCATCGGCAGGCTGGGTTCAGCAGAAAACGGTCACGATTAACGGCAAGATTTCTGGTGAATATCTTGAGGCTCATGTCATCGATGCGCCTGACATCAAACCATTCGATATCCGTGTACGCCGTGTAACGCCTGACAGTACCAGTGACCTTCTGACTAACGGCACTATCTGGAACAGCTTTACTGAGATAACTGACGATAACCTTTCCTATCCATTCTCGGCGATTGCTGGCGCTGTAATCGACCGCGACCAGTACACAGACACCCCAAGTCGCACATATCATCTGCGCGGGCTAATTGTTGATGTGCCTGATAATTACAATCCAATCACCAGAACCTATACCGGTTTATGGCTCGGGGGATTTAAGAAGGCATGGACCAATAACCCAGCATGGCTTTTCCGTGAACTGGCGAAGAATACGCGTTTCGGACTGGCACGCAGGGCGGGCTCAATTGATGTCGATGACGGCGCGCTGTATGTCCTTTCGCAGTATTGCGATCAGCTTGTAGATGATGGCTACGGCGGTAAAGAGCCCCGAATGACTCTGAACGCCTACATTACTGAGCAGGCCAGCGCCCGCGACATTCTCGACAAAATTGCCGGGATGTTCAGAGGGATTGCACTTTGGGACGGCATGCGGCTGACAGTCATGCTGGATGCCCCGCAAGACCCTATCGCCACCGTAACCAATGCTAACGTGGTTGACGGGAAATTCAGTCGCAGCTCGGTTAAGCGATCAGAGAAGTACAACGCGGTCGTGGTGTCCTGGACCGACCCGGATAACGGCTGGGAACAGGTGAAGGAATACGTATCTGATGATGAGATGATCGCCCGAGGCAATTACAACGAAACCACTATCGAGGCCTTCGGGTGTACGTCACGCGGCCAGGCATGGCGAGCTGGTAAGTGGATTCTTGAGACCGCTAAACGAGAGAGCAACAGACTGACGTTCCAGATGGCGCGAGACGCGATCGCATTTACACCCGGCGACATCATTGAGGTCATGGATAATGATTACGCTGGCGCAAGGCTTGGTGGTCGAATCCTTTCACACTCAGGGAATAAAATCACCGTAGATGCGAATCTCTCCGGCCTGGTATCTCCCGGCGATGTTATGTCCATTATGGGAAGCAACGGGAAGTTCTCGAAATATGAAATCACAACGGTATCTGGCGCGGTCGTCACACTGAAAACCACGCCAGCATGGGTGAGGGACGGGACTGTATTTGCTATCTCAACTACGGAGGTTTCCACTCGCCTTTTCCGCATCCTGAGTATCGCTGAGACAGAAAACAACTCTGTTTATAGCATAACTGCTGCCCAGCACGATCCGAATAAACAGGCTGTGGTAGATGCTGGCGCAGTGTTTGAGGTGCCGAACGACACCCTTAACGGCTATCGCGTGCCAAATATTGAAAACCTGCGCGTTATTAACGTGAATAGTGAAACTGTTCAGGTTACGGCAAGCTGGGAGACGGCCACGACTACCAAAAAACTGGTATTCGAACTCTATGTCTATAACGATTCGGGGAAAGTGGTTGCACAATATCAGACCGAGAAGTTTAGCTATGACTTCTACGGATTGAATGCCGGAAGCTACACGCTTGGCGTCAGAGGCCGGAATGAGAACGGAATGAAAGGCGCTGAAACTCAGGTTAGCCTGGTGATAGGCGCTCCGCTGGCACCAACATCTGTTATATGGACGCCTGGCATTTTTTCGGCTGATATTGTGCCGGTGATGAGCGTAACAGCAACAACTGATACGACATTTGAGTTTTGGTATTCAGGCGAGAATCGCATCACTGACCCCTCGCTCATTGAGGATCAGACCCAATTCCTGGGGCGCTCCAGTCAGTGGACGCTTCATAATCTCAAAGCAGACACTACGTACTATATGTACGTAAGAACAAAAAACGCATTTGGTGTTTCTCCGTTTGTCGAAGCATCAGGGAAGGCTTCTGCTGATATCCCAGGCATGCTTGATTATATTGATGATGCTATCCGCAATTCTGGCGCATTTGAAAATCTTCAGAATGGTATTGATACCAATATTGAGGGGATTTTAGAAAATGCTCTCGCCAACAACTCAACTGTTGACCATCAATGGGCGCAGTACGGGGAAGTCAGGGCTGATATTCTTATCGTTAAAACCACGGTTGCCGATGTAGATAAGTCTCTTGCTGAATTAACTACTCAGGTTCAGGCTCAATATGCACAAACTACTGCAGCGCTTAACCAAAAGCTAACCGCAACTGTAACAGATAATGGAACAGCCAAGGCATTCTATACGCTCAACCTCGGCATTAAGCGAGGTGATC